CCTCGCCAACTAAACGAAAGGTGTTATAAGTACCTTAACTAAGGCAATCACGATCACTATACACATTGGAAATGATACTTCCTACAGTATCACCTCCAACTTCTAGACTTTCAATTGATATGGATTGCCCAGGAGCCTAAGTTACTCTGACTCCTATACATCTAAGTTATACAAACTACAGCTTAATCTAAACTAAAATCTAAACAGGTTAAGTTGTTTATTCTGAGTAATATAATTTTAGATGGTTTGCTTCAAAATCTGACCACCTATAGTCAAACGGTTCGAGGTGAGCTTCTCTCAACCACGAATTTACTTGCACGCGAATTTCTTCGAACTTGTCAGGGCCATGACCATGCAGAATTTTGAAAGCATCAAATAAATTGGAGCGAAATTGATCATAAGGATGTTCTTTTGCACGCACCCAGTACATTAGGTCATAACATACTGAGACGTCCATCTTTCGATCTACGCGTCCAGGATGTATATAATTGAAGCCTGATTTTAAAAATTGACATTCAAATATATCTTTTCGAATTGGCATCTCCTTTCCTTTATCTGCAGTTGTAACGGGATAACCGTGCTCTGTATACATGAGAGCAATGGTTTGCCCGTTAAACCAGGGAAGGATTGCATCTGAAATTGAAATTAAAACATCATCCCCATAGAAGATGGGTGATGTATAATAGAAAAAGTCAGTTACGTTTGAAAATTCATGTTTATCAGCAAAATATGCACATTGTAAATAAAAATAATACATAAGAATTAAATGAACTAAAGTATTGACTTCTGCAGTGCCAGGAAATCCTGAAACAAGCCCTCTCATCTTTTTGTAAACAACGTCTTCGAATTGAACATGTCCAAAGAGAACTTCAGTAAAAATTGAATAAATAACTTTTGCCTGTGGGGAATCTGGCTTAACTCCTAAAATTAAGATTATAACATCCGCCGCTGCGAACATTAGTTCTGGGGGCATATGGCCATCCCAGTTTGAAACATCAAAATCTAAAACATTAGGGTGTTTATTAATATAGTGAAATAGGCGAGTCCAATCAGGTCCTTCAGGATTAATCCCGGGGCCCATGGGGAAGTTACCTCTTGCCGCACGATGAA